GCCAAGTTCATGGGTGTGCAAGACGCAGAGCCAATAGAAGACATAGAAATAAACGAGAGCAAAGATGAAACTGAACGATCTGACGCTCAGCCCGACTGAAGCGCAGGCGATTCAACGCGCCCTCCCCACCATGAGCCTCAAGGAAAAGATTGAACTCATGGACATGTTGGAGGAACGTGAGAAGCGGTACGCGCTGGTGGCCGGGCGCACGGACATGATTAAGTTTGCCTTGCACGTCTACCCCGGATTCAAGGTCGGGCCGCACCACCGGAAGCTGGCCAAGATATTTCAGGACGTGATTGCGGGAAAGAAAAAAAGGGTGATTATTAATATTGCCCCTCGGATGGGTAAGTCCGAGTTCTCCAGCTATCTGTTCCCCGCGTTCTTCCTAGGGAACTTCCCTAATAAGAAGATCATCATGGGAACGCACACCGCATCGCTGTCCGAGGACTTCGGACGCAGAGTCAGAAACTTACTGGACGATGAGCAATACCATGAACTCTTTCCTCAAACGCTTGTGGCAGACGATCAGAAGGCTGCTGGAAAGTGGTCTACTGCTGCTGGTGGTCAGTATTATGCTGCCGGTGTTGGTGGTGCTCTGGCTGGTCGGGGAGCTGATCTTTTCGTTATCGACGACCCGCATTCTGAGCAAGATGTTAAAGCCAATAGCCGACTCGCCTTCGACACGGCGTGGTCGTGGTTCCAGACAGGCCCACTCCAACGACTGATGCCGAACGGGGCGATCATTGTCATCATGACGCGCTGGGGGCCGTTGGACTTGACCGGTCGCCTAATACAGTACCAAGCCAATAACCCAGACTCACCCCAGTGGGAGATCGTGGAGCTACCGGCCATACTGAACGAAGGTAAGGAGAACGAGAAGTCGCTCTGGCCGGAGCAGTGGCCGCTGGAGTCCCTCCTGAGCGCCAAGTCCTCAATGGAGCCACGGTACTGGAACGCGCAGTACATGCAGCAGCCAACCAGCGACACGGCGGCGATCATCTCCAGAAAGCACTGGCGCATATGGGAACCCAAAGAACCCCCCAGTTGTGAGTACATCATCCAGAGCTGGGACACGGCGCACGAGACAAAGAGCACATCTGACTACAGTGCGTGCACAACGTGGGGCGTGTTCTACAACGAGGAAGAAAACAGCAAGGCACAGGTGATACTGCTGGACGCGTTCAAGGACAGGATGCCGTTCCCTGAACTCAAGGTATCTGCCTTCAAGCATTGGACGGAGTGGGAGCCGGATGCGTTCATTGTTGAGAAGAAAGCCGCTGGTGGCCCCCTGATCCAAGAGCTTCGGGCGATGGGCATCCCGGTGCAGGAATTTACACCCAGCCGTGGAAACGATAAGATGGTGCGTGTCAACGCCGTGGCCGACATGTTTGCATCCGGCTTGGTATGGGCACCAGACACACGCTGGGCACGCGAAGTGATTGAAGAAGTTGCGGCCTTCCCTGTGGGGGAGAACGATGACTACGTGGACACGACCACCCAAGCACTGCTGCGCGTCAGACAAGGTGGCTTCATCAGAATCGACACCGATGAGCCAGACGAACCCCGATTTTTCAAGCGCCGATCAGCGGCGTACTACTGAGGATAAATGATGGCCACCAATATAGATAAAGCTCTGTTCCAGCAACCCCAAGGCATAGAGTCGCTTGCCCAAGAGGAAGACCCGATTGAAATTGAGATCATTGACCCGGAAGAGGTCAACATCCACGCAGGGGACTTGGAGCTGAGCATCAAGCCCGGTGAAGAGGAAGATACCTTTGACGAGAACTTGGCCGATACCCTATCCGAAGATGACATCATGGAGATGGCTTCTGAGTTGGCCGGAGACATTGAGCAAGACAAGAGTTCCCGCAAGGACTGGGAGAAAGCCTACACAGAAGGCATCAAGCTGTTGGGTTTGCAGTACGAAGAACGCACGGAGCCGTGGAGCGGAGCGTCCGGTGTGTTCCACCCCATGATTACAGAAGCTGTGGTGCGCTTCCAGTCAGAGACCATTACCGAGACATTCCCAGCCCAAGGGCCGGTACGTACAAAGATTCTGGGCAAAGAGACCCCCGAGAAGAAAGAAGCGTCTATCCGCGTTGAAGAAGACATGAACTACGAGCTGACAGAAGTCATGCGCGAGTTCCGCCCCGAGCATGAGCGCATGCTGTGGAGCTTGCCAGCCACCGGTTCGGCGTTCAAGAAGGTGTACTACGACCCCAACATTGGCCGTCAGATTTCAATATTTGTACCGGCTGAAGACATCCTACTGCCCTACGGCACATCCGATCTGGACACCTGCTACCGCCTGACGCACGTCATGCGCAAGACAAAAAACGAGATTGTCAAACTGCAACAGGCAGGCTTTTACCGCGACATTGAGTTGCCTGACCCCAGCAAGGAACAAGACAACATCAAGAAGGCCAAGGACAAAGAAACTGGCTTCTCTGATATAAATGACGACCGCTACACACTGTATGAGTCGCATGTTGACTTGGTGTTGCGCGGTGATGAAGACAAAGGTGACGATGGCGAACCGACCGGCATAACACGTCCATACGTAGTTACCCTAATCAAAGGCTCAAACGATGTTCTGGCCATCCGTAGAAACTGGGAACAGGAAGACCCACTTGAACTCAAACGACAACACTTTGTTCACTATCAATACATCCCGGGTTTTGGAGCTTACGGCTTCGGCCTTTTCCATCTCATTGGTGGGTATGCAAAATCAGCCACCAGCCTCATGCGACAGCTTGTTGATGCTGGCACGCTGTCTAACCTACCCGGAGGTCTTAAATCTCGCGGCATGCGCATCAAGGGAGACGACACTCCCATCGCACCCGGAGAATGGCGTGACGTAGACATTGGCTCTGGTGCGCTGCGCGACAGTATCCTGCCGTTACCGTACAAGGAGCCAAGCCAAGTTCTGATGGGTCTGCTTGGCCAGATCGTAGAAGAAGGCCGCAGGTTTGCCGCAACAGCCGACATGAAGGTGTCAGACATGTCTGCCCAAGCCCCTGTGGGCACCACACTGGCGCTTTTGGAGCGCCAGCTTAAAGTTATGAGCGCCGTGCAAGCGCGGCTGCACTACACGTTTAAGCAAGAGCTGCGTCTGCTGGCCGCGATCATCCGCGACTACACCGACCCAGACTATGACTACGATCCGATTGATGCCCCACGCAAGGCCAAGGCTTCTGACTACGACCACGTAGACATCATCCCCGTGAGCGACCCGAACGCGGCCACCATGAGCCAGCGGGTTGTGCAGTACCAAGCAGTCATTCAGATGGCGCAGATGGCACCGGATATTTATGACCTGCCACAGCTTCACAGGCAGATGTTGGCGGTGTTGGGTATCAAGGATGCCGACAAGCTCGTGCCCCTGCCGGACGACCAGAAGCCAAAAGACCCTGTGTCCGAGAACATGGCCGCACTGCGTTTGGAGCCGTTGAAGGCGTTCTTCTACCAAGACCACGAGTCGCACATCAAGGTGCATATGATGGCGATGCAAGACCCCATCGTCATGGAACTGATTGGCCAGAACCCCAAAGCTCCGCAGATTCAAGGCGCAATGATGGCCCACGTTGCTGAGCACGTAGGCTTTGCCTACCGCCAGAAGATTGAGCAGCAGATGGGTATGCCCCTGCCACCGGAAGACGACAAGCTGCCGCCTGAGATGGAGATTCAGTTGTCGGGCATGATGGCCCAAGCTGCACAGCAAGTGCTCCAGCAGAGCCAAGCTCAGCAAGCTCAGAAGCAAGCTCAGCAACAACAGCAAGACCCGATGATCCAGATGCAGCAGCAGGAGTTGCAGATCAAGCAACAAGAACTCCAGCTCAAGCAGCAGGACTTGCAACTCAAGGCGCAAGAGATGCAAGGTCGGTTGGAGCTGGACAACAAGCGACTTCAAATTGATGCCATGAATAAGGCCGGTCAACTGCAACAGCAGAAGTCAACGGCAAACATTTCTGCAATGGGCAAGGCTGGGGACATAAAGACCAAGCGTGAACAGATGCAGATGCAACACCAAGCCAACCAACAAAAGGAGACACCCACTAAATGATTTCCGAATTCGCACGCGTATTGCGCGAGAAATTACGCACCGACATGAACAACTACGCAGATGACTGCGCTGGTGGTGGGTGTCGCACTTTTGAAGAGTATCAAAAACTTTGCGGTGTTATTCAGGGTCTAGCTATCGCAGAGCGCCATCTCCTTGACCTTGCTGAGAAAGTAGAAAAATCCGATGAGTGAACTTGTTCTAGAACCGGGGCAATTTGCCCTGCCTGAAATCCAACCCGTCGAAGCGCCAGCGCAAGACGCAACAGACGATGAAAAAGCCACCATGCTGCCAGAGCCGACAGGCTGGAAACTGCTGTGTGCCGTACCTGACATCTCCGAAAGGATTGACGGTACTGAGCTTGATCTTGTGAAAGCCACCTCCTCCATGCGTCAAGAAGAACATGCAACAACTGTTCTGTTTGTGCTCAAGGTTGGCCCCGACGCGTACAAAGACCAGACCAAGTTCCCAGCAGGAGCGTGGTGCAAGAAAGGTGACTTTGTGCTCGTGCGTACATATTCCGGTACGCGCTTTAAGATTTTTGGAAAAGAGTTCCGGCTCATCAATGATGACCAAGTGGACGCTGTTGTGCAAGACCCTCGTGGGCTTACCCGCGCTTAAAAGGAGTAGATATGGCCGAATACAAGTTCCCCGACGAACTTGATGACGACAAAAATCAGAAGGTTGAAATTCAAACTGAAGATGATGTTGAAATTGAGATCGTTGACGACACGCCTGAACAGGATCGTGGTCGCCGCCCCCTTGACAAAGAGGTAGCAGACCCAACCGATGATGAGATTGAGTCATACACCCAAGGTGCCCAAAAACGCATCAAAGAGTTGACCCATGCCCGTCACGACGAACGTCGAGCCAAAGAAACCCTTTTGAGGGAAAAGCAAGAGCTTGAGCGTCTTGCACAGCACTACGTCAGCGAAAACAACAAACTAAAGCAGTACGTAAGCAACGGCACAGAACAGTACGGCGCAATGGCCAAGTCTGCTGCCGAAGCTGAATTGGACAAAGCACGCCGGGATTACAAG